CGCCTTTATCTCAATGTCCAGCCCTTTTATGCCGGTGATGTCGGAACCCTCGCGACCAGCACCAACCGGCAAAGCATGTTCCCATCCTTCACGTTGAAGGTATTCAGCCACGATTCTTTGCGTGGCATAGCCTCTATGCTTGCGACTCTGATTGCTCATCTAATTGCTCGCATTGTAGGCAATAATCCTCAGCTAATAAGGCCATTTGCTTACAGCCTATGCAAAAGTCGCTTCTCATCCTGCTATCTCGCCTTCATCCTCTGGCCTAAACTGCCAGCGACCACTTGGATCTAAAACCATCCATATGGTCTTGCATTGTTCAGCTTTACGTTTATAAGGAAGTGGGCATGACCAGCCCTTATAGGCACCTTTAGCACTTGTGCCTTCACGCACGACACGCTGACCATGCTTACACATTGGCACAGGCTGCGCGCCTAGCTCAGTCTTTAATAGGTCTACCGCATCATCAAATGCCGGCATTACATCAGCCGGTGGCTCTATCGTGGTATCCCAGACTATTTCAGCTGAGCTGTTAGTGGATTCTAAAAACTCTTTGTGTTCTTTAGTCCGTACACGTATGGGTTCAGGGCTTGCTTTAGCGTCATTAACCTTTGCCATTTCCAAAGAGCTAGGCCGCTTTCCTTTAGCAGACAATCCGAGATTCGCCAAGCATCTGCCAATGCTAGAGCTCTCACAATTCTCAACCCAAAAATCACGATCCACACCACGATCTTTGCGAGCACCACGCGCATAACCAACAGCGGAAGGATTAGTGTCAAGATAGGTGCGGTAAGCGTATGCCTTAAAGATAACAATTCCCTTTTCCTCATCATTTGATACAAGCTCAGTAATGATTGCACCATCGGGATTTTCTGCATAAAACTTATGGATTCGCGTGTCCACATCTTCATAATTCTCCAAGTTGAACATCTAGTGTCTGTTTCCCTTCTCGGTATTCAAGCTGCTCTTTGAAACTCCAGATTGAACCATCTGTCCAAGTCTGCGCCTCTTTAGCGCAAGTAAAGCAGTAATGACGGACAATGACTTTGCCGTGGATAAATGACGTAATTGACCAGACCGCTTGCGCTTGCCCATTAACATGGTTGGCGCCCCATCTGGCTTTGCAGTATGAACACCAATCGCCCCTTTTACTCGGCGTAATCTTTGCCATAATCAGCCCAGTCCGTTCCAAGTGCCATTTCACCGGCAAGTGCCGCGTAGCTGACCAAGTCCACAAAACTATCCCGCTTTGGAGTTTCAACAAGCCTTGAGATTTTGACCAACGCCATGCAGATGCACACATCCAATGGATCAATTTCCCTTCCGAAATAGCTACCCCATAACTCAGAGATTCGCTTGATATTGATTGCCGGGTGTCCGTACTCAAGTCCTCTGTCACCGATTGTGTCAGCTGCCTCATCTAGTATTACCTTTGCTGAAAACGCCTTTTGCCCTGTTCCATCCATGTGCATAGCCCTTTCGATAGTAGTTTTCTTTTACCTTTTGGATATAACTGTAAAGCCCTGAAACTAACATGAGTAGGCCAAAACAGATATAGACAATCTGCTCAGCTGTTAGGTTGTGTTTCATGTTGCCCCTTTCGTTATTCCAAAAGGTACGGCATTTGACAGACATAAGAAAACCCAATATGGGCGTGTCGTATAACGTTTTGGTAACGGCCTAGCCGTATCGCTTGCCCTCTACGATAAATGATCCATCGCGCTCTATCGGTATGGCTACTGGTTGCACACGCTTTTTGTCAATATAGATGATGCCGAAGCCTTGCTGCCAATTCATCGTTCCACGGGTGTAATAGGCTTTAGATATGTCCATTAAATGACCAACCTCAAAGCCTGTCAGAGTACCTGTTAAAACGCCCCCAGAGGCCGTTGAGAAGGCCGATAACCCCTGCCTGTGGGTGTGACCACACACCACGCTCTTACCATGCCTCTTAGCGGCTTCTAGGGCTGTTAAACCCCCATGTGGCTTAGTGGCTTGCTCGTCACCATGAACCATTACCCAGTTCTCGTGGAATTGATAAGGCTTGCGGTGGAAGGTAATGCCTAAGGCATCAAAAGCCATAAAGTTTTCATACTCAAGTTCCGGCAAGCCAATCAAGCCAGGCAGTCTTTTGCTTAGTGAGTTGTAAAGTCTGTCCGTGTGATTGCTTCGGACTATATGCGTGACACCGAGTTCATAGAGGACAGTTTGGCAAGTGTCGCGATCTCTGCCGATACTGCCTGACCACTCATCACGCCCAGAGCTGAAACGTGAAATGGTCTGGAAATCCAGCTCATCACCAACGCATAGAACGTCATCAGGTTTGTAGCGTTTGATAAAGGCTGCGATATTGCGGGTGGCTTTTGTGTCATGGAAGGGAACTTGTAAATCAGATATAACGACTAGTCGCTTAATCCTCGTCATCCTCATCCTCAAAGGGCGAATGGTCAGGGTTGGTGATCTGCCAATCGGGCAAGGCTGGTCGATGGAACGTGCTAGTCACGTAATCCATACCTTGCTCATGTGTGAAGCCTTGACGTAAAAGGGCTAGATATGCTTCATGCACCTCAATAGCCCACACGTCAAGTGGAGTTAAAGGCTCGCGCTTATCTCGTTTAGCCTTAGCCGCCTTAGCGCGGCGTAGGTTAGCGAGCTCTCTTTTTGATAGTTTTCTTGCGCTCATTGGTTAATAACTCCAATACCATAGACTCCAGCTTGTCAATACGTGCGACAATATCTGAAGCTTGTAGCATCGCTGGAACCTCATGCCTAATAATATAACGCAGACCACCGATAAGAATGGCAGCTATTGAAAGACACGCCAATACAAATGCTGCCCACTCAGCAGGTGTCATCGCCGACCGAAAGCTGGATCGTTAGGATTTAGCCAGCGGATTATTACAGGTGCAACGGCAGCAATGCTGCTGGTTAGGATTGTTTTCCAATCCAACCCCACCGCTAAGTAAGTCGCTAGTGCTGCTGCTAGAAAGCTTCTTGCCCAAGATGCGGCTGCGCTTTTTAGGTTTTCCATTTATAGGCTCTCCTGTTAGTAGAGGTATCCGGAACATACTCCGGTCATGATCGCCCAATTTTGTAAAGCTGATATGTATATGTCCGCGGTGCGGATTGCTACCTGTGTAGGCGCGCCACTTATAGTTTTTGCGCCAGCTAGCAATTTTGCCGTCAAAAATTATATAAGATATTCGCTTATCAGATCTGGCAAGTAATCGAAGCTGATCAGCAAGGTCGTGCGCTTCATGTTTGCTTGATCCAAGATCAGCGTTACAGTCGTAGGCACGTACAATGCCCGTATCAGGGCAAGGGTTATGATCAGAAACTCGGGCGGCATGTCGAGCATCGCCGAGCCAACCTTCCGGCGCATTTCGATTTCTATCGGGGAACGCATCGTCAATCTGCTCGCGAAGCTGTTGCCCTGCTTTGCACAGCTTAGCCATTAGCTCAGTAGCAGTTTCGCTTCATCCTCGGTAATGCCGAGTTTTTCTAATAGTGCATCCCTTTTTGCTTTTGCAGCTGCCAATTCCGCTTTTGCTTTTTGGGCTGCCACTTCATCGGCTTCCTTTTGAGCTAATTCCTCATCTGTCATTTCGCGCTCAATTATTTCGCCGGTTTCTAAATTATGAATTACTAAATTGCTCATTATTTGACTCCGTATAGATAAGCAGTACCGGAAGTAAAGTTTCCGGTGTTTGGTAAAACTGTCAAACTTGTTATCGCGCTCGTTTGGTTGTAAATCCCCCAAGTAGCTTCAAAATCATATTTTGTTGCATCGTTGTAAGTATTACCGAAACCATAATTCATAACGGATTTCCAAGTTACTGTATTTGCATAATTTGGGATTTCGGTGTAAGTAATGCCGGAACCTGAAGCGTTATCCTGATCATTGGCGATTTTAATCCAGCTTTGAACGAAAGATTGCGCGCTGGAAGATTGCGAAACATAGCCGTATCGATTATTGCTGTCAGAATTAAATCTGATATGCAACGAAGCTCCGTCAGTCGCAGGTTTGAAATTTTGACAAATAAGTACCAATTTTTGATAAGTTCCGGGAATTGAGTTAATTGTAACTGAAGCACCCGAAAAACTTGTGCCGCCTGTATTGAGCAAAGTCCAGCCTCCTGCATTGACTGTTGCCCATTTCAATCCTGTTGCAGTTGAATTATCCGCGGTTAAAACTGTGTCATTTGCACCAACCGCTAAACGAGCATCTGTTGTGCTATAAGTATATAAGTCACCTTTTGTTGTAAGTGGAGATGATCCACCAACGTTTACCCAAGATGAGCCGTTGTATACCTGAACAGCATTAGTATCATCTAAGTAGCTCAGCATGCCTTCAGCTAATACACCGGATAGCGCAGTAGTACGTGCAGCTGCGTTAGCAAAGCGCATAACGGTCTGCTGCATTAAATACTCATCCACCTGCGCGGCGGTTAAAATATCACCCGCGGTGAAATCCTTAAATCCTGCACCTGCCATTAGTTACTCCTTAGTAGCCTAGTACGCTGGTATCTAGTATACCAAGCGATAACGAATCTAACACGAATCCTGTAATCAAGCTTTCACCTGTGTATACCGTAGTGGTCATTTTGCGGTTGTTAAAATCATGCCATAGACCTTGAACGAGCAAAGTCTGTTCAATGCTGGTATTACCCGGCATGAGCTTTTTGACCTTTACGCAATCTAGTAATTCTATCGCTAAGCCAGCCGTACAGCGGTTAATATCGTTGCCATCCTCTAGGTTAAGCTGGATGCTATCTATGCGGGTTTCTGTGTCTTTACGTGTCGATAGCAGCATTGAGGCTTGATCTAGGGCTTCAGCATCGGTCTGTACCAGCACACCATCACGTACGCCTGAGTGTATGAAATAGGTGTCTATGCTGTCCTGACTAAATACGTTCTGAGGGCTACCGCCTAAACGTGTAACCGTCACGTCATTAACAATGAGCGTATCGTCATAAGCTGTAACTGCGTTTTGGAAGGCTATACCTGTGCCATCATCTGAAAAGTCATATAAAGGCGCGGCTAGGCTTGTGGTGAGCTCATCACGATCAATAAAGGTTACTCGACCTTCAGCATCTAAAAATATGCCGCCAAACTCGCTATCTTCTACCGTTCTAAGGGCTTGCAAGGCCGTTCTAGCCGTTCCGGGGTCGGCCTGAAGGGTAGACTGACCAGTATCAATATCTCGTAGCCCTGAAGGCCAATCTGTGGCGTTTAACAGGGCATTGACACGTGCGCCTGAAAGCTGGCCAGCAGGTGCGCCTGTGACCGTAGTTATCTGTGCGCCTTGAAGCAAGCGGAAAGCATCTACGCATTTGAGCGTGACCCTTGAAACTTCCTCTGTGCCTATATTGAAGCTGGTGTCATAGTCGGTGATAAAGCCGCTAAACATGTAATAACGTGTGCCGTTATAGTCTGCGTAAACCTGAATCTTACGTAATGGCTTTAAGTCACCGTAATAAGCACCCGAAGGATTACTAGGGTTCCAGTCACCGTTTTGATCGTAGATTGTGACGTTAGCTGTGCCAGCCTCAAACTTATTGAGGATACGGTTGCGGCCGCGGCGAATAGAAACATTGACAATGCTTGTCGTTATGTCCACGATATTAACAGCGGCATCTGTCAGCTGACCAAAGTCAAGCACACCGTAAACCGGATCATCCAAAATAAAGTTATTGGTTACAAAAGGCACACCGTTAGAAAAGTCTACGATTGCGCCGATTACTGGTGCTGCTGGCATTAGATAGCCACCGAGCTATACAGCAGACCTTTGCCTGACTTTTGGTACTGGTAGAGCTGGTCTGTAATTGTTTCAACTAGATCCTGCTCAGTAGTAACGTTACCTGATACGTTTACAGTTACGTTTACCTCAGGAATTAAGCCTTGACCTGTTGCAGCTTCGATTGATTGGTTTAAATACTCATTGGCAAGCTCTAGGCCAGCAAGGGCGGCAGCTAAATCAGCGGCAGCCACGCTTTCGCCTAAAACATTGGCGGCATCTTGTGACTCTACCGCAGCTCGCATAAACTCCTCAGCGGCAGCCTTTTCCTCAGGTGTTGTTGCGTTGGCAATAGCAGCAGCAGCATCATTAATGGCTTTAGCGGCATCCTGAGCAGCTAACGCAGCGTAATTGCCCGAAGCCTGTGCAGCCTCGGAATACGCCGTAGCCTTGTCAGTCTTAGCGGCCATAACCGCAGCATTGGCGGCAGCACGGCTGTCGTTAATTGACTTCATCATATCGTCTACTAATTTTTGATTAGCAGCTAGGCTTGCATAAAGATCAGTAATTAACTTTTTGGCATTAGCAAAGTAACCATCCCACTCAGAAAACGGATTGCCAGCCTTAAGATCTATAAGGGTTTCAGCTAACACTTCAGTTTCTTTTTGCAGCTTTTGTAGCTCATCCATGAGCTTCTCAGCTTTTTCTACGTCTTGCTCAGCTATGGCCTGCTTAATTTCCTCGATTTTCATTAGTTCTTGAACGCGAGCCTGTTCCTCAGCCGTTAGTTTGCCTTGCATAGCAGCTTGAAGCTGGATACGAGTTAAATCAAACTTTTTCTCTTTTTCCATTAGCATTATGGAAATGCGCTTTAGGCGGTTAGCTTTCTCTTGCTCACGTAGTTGCTTATTGCGTAGCTTTTCTAATTCTTGTTGCCGCTTGATAGCAGCTTCCTCAATAGCCGCAAGTTTTCGATCTACCGCAGGTTGACCAATGCCCGCAGTTGGAAAGAATAATGGCCGGTTCTGCTTGCCAAGTGCTGCGAATAAATCAAGGTAAGCACCAACAACCGGTATATTGCTTGGATCGAATAACTGAGATATGAACGGAATCTTGCTTTGAACTTCAGCAGCGGCTACGCCTACACCTCTGATAACGTCTGCCGCTACTACTCCAAAACGTTCCATCGCAGTAGTCGCGCCACCAATGCCAGTATCGCCTGTAAGCATCATAAACGCATCTACAAGACCCTGACCGATTGAGTCTTGCATTTTGTCATAACTTACGCCTAAAGCCGCTACCTGACCGGCATAGGTTTGTAAATACGCTGCGTTCTGTCCAGAAAATTGCTTATTTAGTAATGTTTGAACTTCAGCAAAGGATTTAGTGCGTAACTCAGCCTTGCTTAAACCTAGATTATATTTTGCTAATCCTGTGTTGTTTCCTAGATAGGAACGTGTTAAATCTCTGACTACTGTCTGTAAATCAATTCCTGATCCTGCCGCTGTATCAATAGCGGTATTGAGAATATCCTGTGATTGATAAACCGAGCGTGTAGTCTGCGCTAGAGCCTGAAATGCTGGCCTTAAATCATCCTTCAGTACCGCAGTTTGTTTTTCTAGGTTCTCTAAATAATTTTCTATTTCAGGTGTAGCAAAACCTAGATTAACGCCTTTAAGTGTTTGTTCTAGACGTGCTGCGGCTTTCTCATCCTCAACAAAACCTTTAACCGCTGCCTTGCTAAAGTTAAGAATTGCCTGAGCAGAAAATACACCTGCAACAGTTGCGCCTAAACGCTTAAAGCTTTTTTCTAAGCTGCTAGTGGCTTTTTGTGCTTTATCAAATCCCGCTTTTTTAAGTTCAGCGGCAATAATGATTTTAATTTGCTCATCTGATAAAGCCATTATGCCACCTCTTTACGACTAGCTCTGATTTGTTTATACAAGTTTTGTTTTGCGTTTTCGACTGACTGCAACACGGCATTTAACGCTTTACCTTGATTAGCGGCATAAGCAGCGTATAACAAGCGACCGGTAGACTTACGACCACGGCCAGCATAATCTTTTAATGGCCCAATACCTTGTAAGCCTCTATTGAATCTTTCACCAGCATTAGGGTTGTTAGATTGGCTACGTGGATCGCCATTGGGATTTAGTCGACCAGCGGTTTCAATAATGCCACCTGAGCGACTGCGATTAAGTAAAGTGAATAATGAAACAAAACCAGAACTTTTAACACGGCTAGGAGTTACGCTATAAGTTAAACCTTTACGGATAATGCGAGCATCGTATGACGGAAACGCATCTGCTCTACCTGTGCGAGATTTTCTATCGTATCCAGGATAATTATAGTTATACAAACCGCCGGGTGCTTGTCCAGGAACCTTAGCACGAGCATCGGCAACAATAGGCTTTAAAGCTTCACGCACTTCTTTATCTAATTGCTTTTTTATGTCAGGCGCAAGCTTGCCGAGTGCTTTTCTAAGCCCTACGACCCCTTCGATTACGACTGGCATTTTTTCTGTCCTCTGCCTGTTTCTTTAGAACCTCATGGAACGCTTTGAGTAAATCACGATCCATATTAATAAACTCACTAGGCGCAATTCCCGTATGTATCGACAGCTGAGCTATCTGATACGTACGAGAATCACGCGTTAGCCATTTGGGCTATCATCCCCTAGAACCTCAACAGCCTTTAAAGTATCTAAGAACTTATCGCCAAACGTAAAAACTTCAGGCGCACCCGCTCTACGCAAGCACTCCCAAGCAAGCCAATAAATATCGCTTTGTTTCTGATCCTCGCGAAAAGCGCGGTAGAAACCTTTTTTAGCGTATTGCTCGAAAGCGTACTCAATAGCTGGAGTGATTTCGTGAACCGACTCTGTGCCATCTGCCCTAGTTACTTTTAGACTTGCCATTTTTTGCCCCTTTTATTTAATTAGAACGTGCCTGTGCTTGCTGCTGTTACTGCTGAGTTTACTGTAAATGTAATATCCATTGTGGACATATCACCGACAGCCCCATTAATAGGGGTGAGGTTGTTGACCAACAAGTCACCACTATATAGCAAGTTTTCTGCGCCTACTGCGGTAGCTGAATTGTTTACGGCCTTCCATGCGACAGTTGTGCCATAAGCAGCATTTAGTGTTGCTAGAACTTCACCGGTGGACTGGTCGTTTAGGAACGATACAGTAAGGGTTGCAGACTCCAAGCCCTTTACAAACTTGTGAGAGGTGTCACCCATAGCAGTTACTTCAAGCTCATCAAAAGCCTGATTTAGAGTAATGCTTGTTACGTGGTCGCTAAGATCGACATTGTTGATCTTTAGCCCGACCTTATTGTTTAGAAAAACAGCCATTTGCTATTCCTCGTCTTTCTTAGCGGTAGTTGGTTTTGGTTTCTCCGCGCTTGGTGTAATCTGACCGATCTTGATCAGAAAAGCCTCACGCTCTTTGTCGTTATCAGCCATTTGATTAACTCCAATCGGATAGAACGCTGATTGATACTTCACCGGATAGCAGATCTCCTGCAATTCCGGTCAAGACTGCGGGCGCACTAAATGTGCCTATTGAATAAGCGATGCTCGAAGCCTCTAGCTTATTGACTATATTTAGGTAGTAATCCTCAATGTTTATCAAGTTACCCTGATTATCAAACATAGGTGCTAATACTACCAACTTAAAATTAACTTTTGGCTTAACTGTTTTGTAGTGGTCATTAGACGGCTCAATGTATGGATCGCCGGGTTGCACTACGATTGAGTTAGCAAGGGGAGTGGCAGGTGGGAAGGAAAACACCTGCCACGCCGCATTATCAGCTAGCGCAGTCGCGATGGTTCCACGTAGGGTAGAGATTGCTGACATTACCCGACTTGACCGCCCGGTGCTAGGTGATCCGCAAGCAACCCACGCACGCGAGCCATAAGGGTATTACCCATCCGGTAAGGCGAAGGTTGAAAGTCAGGTGAGATGCCGCCAGCGTTTGAAGCCTGACGAGCTTGCCATATATCGACTGCAATCATAAGTGTTGCCTGATTAACCTCAGGTAAGGTGGCGTAATCAATCGCCTGTGTGCCATAAACTCGACCCCACAGCGCGATAGTGTGATACTCGCGAGTGGTGATTTGAGCATTAACAAACTCTAGCCAAACTCCATTAGTCTTTGTTATAACGTGGCTGCCGTTAAAGTGTTGGCGCACGTTCTCGACAGTAATAGTATCGCCGACTACAAATTGGTCAGCGTTCTCATAAATATAAATGCGGCCTGTTGTGCCGGTAGCTTCAATCGCATAAACCGATTGGCTGTTAAACCATAATTTGCCCTTGACCACGTTCTCAGCGGCCTGACAGACTTCCTCAACAACAGCCGAGCTATAAAGTGCGCCAATACCCAAAGCTGAGCGTAGCTCTGCCTCTGTGACGTATGTAGCTGGCATGTTTGTCCTTTCTTTATGTTAGCCCCGGCGCAAGGGCTGTGCGCCGGGGTAACTCTACTACTAGGCTTAAACTAAGCCTTTTGGTATCTGAAGCATCCGGCAGCTACCTTGGTAGCAATTGCGCCGTAGCCGTAATATCCAACCTCAATCTTACCTGTGCCGACCTTCTCAGCGCGTAGCTGTAGACGTGGGCTTTCGTACCAGGTGTAAGAATCGCGGTTTACAACAAGGATTGAGTTGTCATCCTCGCCGGTGCGTGTGTAATCAACATATAGAGGCAAACCTAGGACTGTGCCACGGATTGAATCTACTGCTAATGATCCAGCTGCGTTCATTGGTGCAGCTGCGTTGAAAATTGGGCGGTTCTGTGAATCTACCAATCCGACAATGTTTGACCATTGCTTAGGTGACACGATAACGCCGGTGGCGAACTTGAAGGTGTTTGAATAGATGCTTTCACCTGCACGTGCGATAAACGCTGAGAACTCAGCACCATCCCAAGGCAATGTGATTGTTGTTGCATCTGCTGTTCCATCTGTTGCTAGCTTTGTAGCTACAGCGGTGTTGGTTGCCTTTGCGTAAGCATCTCCCATGAGTGCTACAAGCTCTGCAAAGAACGCAGGTGAGGTGCGATCTAGAACCTCAACTGAGAACTGCTGCATACCAGCATACTTTTTAACATCAACATCAACGTACTCAATTTCGACCTGAGTATCGGAAAATGCTGCGCCTTCAGCTGTTTCTGCAACTGTTGGTGCTGTCTTAACACGTGGAATCTGGAACTTCATGCCCGCATCTGGCAATACGCCGGATGAGATTGCATCGATAGATGCACGGGTTCCGGTTGTCTTTGGGTTGATAACTTCAGTTAGCTGACGTGTTGGTACAAGACCAGGAACATCATTGGTTGTATCTGTGTCTGAAGCTGCCTTAATCCATTGGCGAGCATCCTCATCATTTAGTACGGATGCGCGGATTGTGTTTTCTAGATACGCCTCTGCTGTCACGTTAATACGTGGCTTTGCGTAAATTGGTGCTGCAACTGTTGGGCGAGCAGCCTCTACCGCAGGGGCTTCGACCTTAGGCTCAACAGATGCGGTGTCTGGAGTATTCTCCACGACTGCCTCGCTTTCGTTTGTTGGGTTTTCTACTACTTCATCCTCTGAAGCAGCTACGCTCAAAACCTCAGCACTCTTAAATGCTGCGGCTTGAACAAGACTTGTTTCGTATAGCTTGCTTGCTATAACTTTGATAACGCCACCTTCGCGCTTACTATCAATGACTTCTACACCGACAGACAAACCTGAACGTAATTGTTCACTTGCCTCGATTAGGGCATCATTACCGCGGGTGGTATTGCTGACACGAAATGTAGCAAAAATACCTTCGTCTGTTTCCTCATAAGAAACCATGCGGCCTAAAGGTTTTTTGGCATCATGCTCAAGCAATAATTTTGGCTTTGGGCTTTCAGGAATCTCAATAGATCCTTTTTCAAAAATTACTTTACCGGCTGAGGTGTATCCGATTTCATTACCAAAAGGAACAATCTTGCCGGTGATTGTGCGTTCCTCTGCGTTGCAGGTAATATCGTTAGAGAACGTTAGGCGCATCTGTGTTTCCGTTCGGCGATAGGTTTTCCATTTCCATAGCTTGCTCAACAGTAATCAAACCTAGAGTAAGCATCTTTTCAATGACGGCAAGGCGTTCCAAAGCATTTACAGCTAAGAAAGCATCCTCTACGTCAAACTTAACTATGTTCCCTCGCGCTGTTATGTCATCCATCGATAAACGATCCTGAATTGCGTGGACATACGGCGCAAGGGAAAGCGATACAAACTGACGGCGTTCATCTTGAACATTTGCATAAGTCATGCTGTTGTTCATGTCTGCACTTATGTAATATGCAGGTACGTTCATCATTCTCGCGATTTGGGTCGCGGTTGATTGCACGGCATCTACGAACATCATGTCGCGAGGTGAAAACGCGGTCGGCTGATAATCTAAAGTGCTTGTGAGGTATGCAGTCGATCTGCGCTCACGTGCTGATTTCCATGCAGCGAGGATTGATTGAACTTCCTCTTGTGATAAATCTGCACCGGTATTTTTTAAAACACCTGAAGGCATTGGTGTAGCAGATGCGACACGCATAGCGGTTTCTAAATCAATAGCGGAACGCAAAGTACGTGCGCCACGTTGCAATACGCCTTCGTCTAAGCCTTGGAAGGTTACAAGTGATCCTAAACCTGACATTGGTGCAGGTGTGCCATCTACTGAATACTGTGTAATGTAATTTGTGTATGGATCTGTTACAAATGAAACGCGACCCGGTGCAACCCACTCAAAGCGAGCAGGGCGGCCATCATCAAAATAAACTTCAGTAACGCGCCAATATGCAACGCCGTAGAACAATAAGCTATCTACTGTCCATGCAATTGTTGTGCTTAGCGGTTGGTGAGCTGAAGGTTGCTCTAACCATAAAGGTTTGCCTAATTTTTCACCAGTAGACTTTTTGTAAAGCTCTAGTGGAAAACTTGCAATTGTTCCTGCAATCAAGTTACGGCAGCGAGATACTGAAGGTACGCTCATCGCTTCCTCGCGACCAACAGAGGTTAGGGTCGTAGGAATATAATAATTAAATTGGTCGGTCATCAATTGAGGCGCGGCTTGCGCTTCAATTACCGGCTTTTTACGATCGAAAAGACCCATCGCTATATGTTAGCACACAAATCGGACATTTAGGACATAATGGCAGGTTTTGATTGTGGTTTTAACAATTGGTGTGTCACCATAGCTAAGCCGATAGCAGCTGATACGTCACCGGCAGATTTACGCCTCACTATGCGCCATCCTGCATCTGTTTCCTTAGCTGCACAGTTGTTCATTGAGTTCACAAGGCTTTCCTGCCCTGAGTGAACCAATCTGCCGTTCACTATGGCATCTAGGAGATCGCTACACGCCTGATAGAACACCTGTCCTGACATGTCTTGTATTTTGTAGCCAGTCTGCGCTAAACGCTCAGCTACGCTCATTGAGGTGTATTTATCAAAGCAGATTAGGCGCGGCTTATACTGTTTAGCCCACTCTGCGACCTCAACAGCCATTTTCAGCTCATCTATGGCTACCTGTGACTCAAACTGAGCTACTACGCCTACGCCGACCTTGCCATCATCCATTAACTGACCCGCAACCAATGAAGCTTGCTTTTTGGTTACGGATATATCCATACCAAAGATAGTTAGGCGGCCTGGCTCTAGTTTTAAATCCTGAACAGTCAAATCCTCAAATGCGCGGTAAGGCCAGGGAGATTTCAATGCCGAAACCCACATGCAAAGGGTTTCCGTGCGACTAGCTTCAGGCGTTGAGGTTGCAATAGATTCCTCGATTACATCCTCGCCCATTAAATAGCCTAAAGCTGGATTAGCCTGATACCAAGCATCCCTATCGGTAATTTTGCAAAAGTCATCTGCTGAATACTCCCAGAACCCTAAGCTCTTAGGTGGATAGCTCAATGCTCGCTCTCGCAGGTTGTTTAGTACGTGGCTAAAGGCATCACCAGCGTTACTGGTTAGCAATATCTGACTATTAGGCCTAGCGCGTGTAATCGGCTTAGCCGCTGTCCATGCCTCATCGCTGATTTCGCGTAACTCATCCACAAACAACAGATCCGCGGTCTTACCACGGCTACCATCTCTTGTTGCCGCGACTATCTCGTATCGAGCCCCCGATAAAAGCTCAATCGATTCCTGACCATTGGCCACGCGGATCTGTCGTACTTGGGCTGCAAGTAGTGGGTTGTCCTCAATCACATCACATACCTTACGAAAGGTATCTAATGCCATCCCCCGATTTGAGGACATAGCCACGATACTACGTTCATTAAACAAAAACAAACCAGCAAGAATGCGTACCCTTGCTAAATGCGTTTTGCCGTTTTGTCGTGCAATTAGTAGCAGATTTGTCTTGCGAATCCATTTATCCTGTTTATCTACCTTGAGCATGTCCTCTAGCACGTGTTCCTGCCACGGCAACAGCTTCATAGGCTCGCCATTCTCATCTTTAAGCTTAGATAGCCACTCTTTGACTTCAGGCAGTCTGCTCTTGCCTCTAATAGGCGCATTTTGTAGGCGTGGCTTTGTAGAGCCCTTGCGTGAAGCCATTGTCAATTAGCCCCCGACTGGTCTGGACTAATAAATGGACTATCCGCATCAATCCGGACTGAAGTATGTCCGTTTTGCACCGATTTGGACTGATTTGTCTGAATCGGGGAGATTTGGAACGA